GTTGGAGATAAAAGCTTTTATCGCGTAAATAAGATGAACATTTCCAAATTGTTCAAATATTAATTTACCTTTTTAACAACAAAGAATTCTTTTTCTTCTTGTTGTATAGGATGGAAATTTGAGTAGCGTGAATATAATTCCTCTATTTTCCTTGAGTTTTCAGTTTCTGTTTCTATTGCGGTAGTAACTAATCCAGAACTGCTGGGTAATGGGATAACAAAAACTTGTAAATCCCAGCCACAAACTGCGGCTCCAATAGTAGCTGCCGGTATAGTTATGAAGCTAGGTGTAGTGTAATTTGTGGCTGTGGTGCTGAAAGCGGCTCCTAAATATTGTTGTGTGGTACCAGCTGGTGTAAAAACGTTAGTGGATCCTGTCGCTCCGTTTGTGATAAATTCACCAAATGTATTTAGATTTGTGCTAGTAAATATTGGTTGATTTATCGTACCGGTTGAGGAAAGAAAAAGATTAACGATTATGCTTGTTCCAGGTGGTAAGCCAGTGACATTAATTTGTGTGCCAGTTCCTACTACTGTTAAATCTACATTTGCTAATGAAGAAGTGGAGTCATTAATTACATTATAGGATGTTCCTAAAGCTGTTGCAGAACCAATTGGTAGTGCAACATTATTGCATGCGTGGAACATTCCTTGAAAATTAGATTGACCAGGTTTCCTCGGAATAAACAATTTAATTTTATAAGTAACCCATAATTCTCCAACTGTTGTTGCAGCTTGCATACCAACAGTGGCTAACTGTGTACGACCTAAAAATTGTAAATTATTTTGGACCCCTGATATATTTGAACCAGATGTGTAAGTGCTACTACGTTGACTACGTATAGGCCCAGTAACATATCTGGAATTAAGAATGTCTAATTTTGGATTACATTCTACTGGATGATACATCATTGAACATGGTTCAACGCTAGTAGAGAATTCATATGCTTCCATATCGGCCTTGCTTTGAAATAATTGTCTTGAAACATCATATTCGGTAGTAAGAATAACAGTTCCTAGTGAATTATTAGTAGAAGCAATGGCTGAACCGGAAGTAGGTTTATATGTGAAAACTAGACCTTTAAATTCATATTGTTCAAAATTAGTTGCGATGCCTGCCAAATATGGAAATGTGGCAAGATTGGTTGGGTCAATCATAAATGCACGTGAGGTATAAGCAACTGAACCAACTACATCCGTTACTAATTCAGAATGACTAATGGTTATACTTTTATCAGAATTATCAAACACAGGAGCTTGTGTTGAATCATTCATAATTGAGTTGCTATTTATCTTATATGCTCCCATACCAAGTAAATGTGAAAAGGCCGAACCGGCCGAGGCTCCAAGTTCACCTAGACCAACTAGTGAACCTAGGGCTCTTCCAGCTCCGGTTAACAACGATTTACCGAGAGATGATTTTTGTCCAGTCAAAGTTTTCTTTTTGCTCTTCTTAGTAATGGACTTGCTAATGCTGTTAGCGATTCTTTTTGCGATTGCGGATTTGCGATTTGTTTTGCGAGGTTGTTTTGACATTCTATCAGTTGATGTTTAGTTTTATATTCTAATGCTGATAAGTGGTATATAGAAACAATTTCTTTGAGATTATAACAAGAAAATATAAATGAAAAAGGATTATATTCTTTGGCTGAGGGGTTAAGATTTGACATAAGCTAAAATTTATGATCCCACAGCGTCCTGTGGTTAAACATTTTGGACAGGATCACCTAATCGTTGTGAAGCATTGGCAAGGTTGGTATTGAATGCAACTTGTTTGCGTCGAATAGTGGAATTAGCCTGTTTTATTTTATCACCTATGCTTTCTTTATATTTGGTTATTCCTAGCTTTGTTGTACTAGTTGGAATATGTGGCTTTGTGCAATGTTTACGTGTACAAGTTCTAAATAAAAAATCTCTACATGAGTCAACTACTGTAATTTCAGTTTTAGCATCCACTACAGAGGCTGGTTCAATAGTTGGTTGTTCTGGATATTTCATTTCTTCAGTAGTTGCAGTTATAAAATTAGGATTATGTATTAGGTTTTCTTTTTCACATATTAATGGCATGTGTAGTAAATCAGTATCAACTGTACAGGTTAATAAATAAATTTGTAACCGTGTTGGATCACTTTTAGGTAAAAATGATTGTATAAATTGAAATTCATCTTGTGGTAATGAATTTGGCCAATTTGTGTCCAAATCGTACTGTGCCCACCAGGAATCACTTTCTTCTACATCATATAGTTGCATGCCCAATCTTTTGGCTGTTTCTAAAATATCTTTAATTATGGGTGTGTGGTGATCAGTGCGTAATAAACCACTTAATTTACGACGTAATTTTTCAACATTTGTAGTTAAATTTTGATTTGAAGAAATATGCAACTTACTGAGTTGTCGTTTCAAATCACATGTAGAAGAATAATCACCGTACCACACGTTACTAGTGTAGAATCGACTTAAATAATTTACTCCAGATTGTCCACGTGTGAATTCATCTACTTCATAACGTTGTCCAATTGATGCAGCTGCATCAATTAGTTCTGAAATTGGACCGGCTCTGGTAGCAATTGAATCATCGCCACCAAATTTGCCTGGTGCATTAAAAGCTTCTATTGCTGACATATGCTTACGTCTGTATAAGAAGTCTATAAATTTAGTGATAATGGTATTAAAAAACGCTGTTTCCGGTGAACCACTACCACGTATGAAATCAACATGATAATTAAAACCATGTGTTGTATAGGCAGGTGAATTATATTGTTTTTCATGTAAGTTTCTAATGTTTGTATGTTCATCAAATTCTAGGAATGCATTCCATAATGCTAATTCTAAATCTCTACATATTTGTGAAATATGACCATCCATCTTATTTGCATCAGCACAAACTATCGCTGCTGAATTAGTACATATATCTGCGACATGTTTAGCAATTTCTATTGGGTTTTGGCCAAATGTATACCATGAGTGATGTTGTAATATATAATCTGTAAACGAATAGGTGTATCGTGAGTATTCTCGTTTGATAACAGTATTATATGTTGATATGATGCGTGGATCTGCCGCTTTTTGGTATGGTTCTGCTTTAAGAAATGTTGAAATTGAAGTCACATCGGGTATGGACATCCCAGATGCTCGTTCTAATAAACTACGTTGAGCTGGACGATGTTGTTTCTCAAATACAGTGTGTATCTCAGTTGGTCTACCTTTATGTTTAATTGGCACACATAAATTAACAAATTCATGCATACTTTGTATTAACCAACGTGGGGGTGGTGATTCTGGTTTTCTGCTTATTTTAATTGCATCGACTTGTGGTGCTAACACACGAGCTATGACTGCAGCTCGTTCATTACTAATAGTGTTATCTGGAACATAGCCACTAGCTACTAATGGTTGCATAAAAGATGACATTAATCCTTTTGCATCTGGATCATGTTCTTCTACATTTCGTAACAATTGATATCTAATAATTCCAGTTTCAGCAGGGTAAATCCGTTCAGTAATTTTGCTCTGGTTGGTTAATAAATAATCACAAACTATAGCAGCTCCATGCCTGCCTCCATCATTTTCTAACCAAGATTGTATTGTTGCTACACCTGTTTTAACACTAGTGGAAAGTGTGGCTGAATAAATGGTGTCCAATAATGGGCGTGGTACATATGCAGTGGCATAATTATTTACTCTAGCAATTGAAGTAAACAAACCATTTTTCTCTTGTACATCCATTACTAAAAATTGTCCTTTAACAGGTTGTAGTCGGGTTAATGTTGGGGCTTCCAACCATCTTGACAAAAATGAAGCAATATATCCATTATAACTACCAATTGGTATAAGTGCTACATATTCATGGTGTTCATCTGCGTGTACTCTTTCAATCTGAAATATAGTAGTTTTATTATACTTACGGATTACAATAACATCTTTATTGTAATTCCATATTTGATGTGAATATTCAGCTCCACCTTTAACGGTATATCTGATATAATTTTTCTCATCAAATGTAAAAGAATATTCATTACTGCTGTATGCTACAGCATTTGGTTGACATGTATATAACACTACAGGTGTACGCATATTAATTAAGAAATCGTTCATATTCATATAGTAATCTACATCTACGATCACAGCTAAATTTGAATCTGTAGTGACAGAGTTGCTATTTGGGACTAAAACATCTTTAGCCCAATAATGCGTACGATTATGTTGCATTCCGGCCTTTACATCAGAAGTGGAAGCTTGTATGCAAAATGGTTCCAATCCTAATCCTAATGCATAAAGAGTAGCAAAAGGTACACAGCTTGAACGATGGGCTGCACTAATAGGATGCGAATGCACTTGGGATTGAGTGCGAATTTGTGGAAGAGGTGTGCTCCTAAAAGCACTACGACAGACGTGTACAGGTATAACCGGTTGTTCCAGTAACTGATCCAACAATGTTGAAATCAATTCTTGAGCTGATGGTATACTGATGCGTATGTTGAATCTCTTTATAACTATCTTACTGACCCAGTATATTAGAGCAAGCAGCACTAATTTTCGTGGGCCAACATATTGTCTAGCAGTGGAATAGAGTTTGACATATTTAAAGATGGTTAAAATCATGACGGGGAGCGTTAAGAAACGGATAAATCTTAA